CTCAGTGCTAACTGTGCCCACGCTCATAGAAACGTTATGTTCCACACCTTGAACGGAAAATTGCGAGAACTCCTTCTCTGACTCATTATGGGAGAGCCCACCATCAAAATTGTTGTTATTAAAATTATCAAAATTGCTAGTCCATATAAAAAATAAAATCAAGTTCCTGAACTAAAAACTTGAAGTCTGGGGTCCCGGTGATGATCAATCTCCAGTAAATACCGGTATCCCTTTTGTGGGACGATCACCAAGTTAAAGCGTGTCGTCTTCCTGTAACGGGACAATAGGAAGACAATCCGTAATCGATAACTCGGTGGAGGCTTTGGTTTTATATGCAGCTACCTCCGCATATTTTGAAGCTGGAAGTCGGTCTTCCACACCATGATCACATGCCCAATCATAGAGCATGTGTTCATAAGATTTACCTTTGAGCTTCATCAAATGGTCAATCTTTTGTTCCTCAGCAACACGCGATGCTTTAGAACTGAAATCTTCAAAGGCCTCTTTACCATGGTAGAGCATTTCTCTCATACCATTGTCCAAAGCATCGGCCATGATGATTTCATCTGGGACTATTGAAGCCAAACCGATATGCATCGGTTTGAATATCGACTCAATGTCCAAAGCCGCCAGATACAACTGTAAATCTTCATGAAAAATAGATTTCCGTTTAAGATAATCACTACCTTCTACGGTACCATATTCCACGAATTCTGCTTCCTTGTCGGCCATTGTGATTTGAATATCACAAGAAGCCAAAAAATCTCGGAAGGTTACCATGTTAAAATCTGGAAAATTAGGGTCAACCGTACCCTTTGCGTCATCGCCATATGTTGTCAATGCCATGACCTGAGAAAACGACTCTTCCACGTAAGGATACATTTGAAAGAACCCACAACGATGTAAAAGAGAATTCACAATCGAATTGATGTATACTGTCAGATTTTGTCCCGAAGGATTAGTTCCCACGTGACATAGCAACTCACCGTTGTATGCAATCATACTGTTAGCGACCTCCGTCGCCACACCGCGCATGATAGCTAGATCATCTTCAGTGTAATTACCAGAATGCTTTGCAATGTCAATGTACACAGCAAATGCTGCATACACCAATTGACATGGCATTCGAGTGTCATACTTCTTATAATCAATAGCCATACAATTCTTACCTTTTGACGAAACATGTCTATGCAACTCATCCCAGTCCGGGCTGTGCGGGTTAATACCCACAGCACATTCCGAATCCAATGGATTGCACGACAAAAAACGACAGATAGGCAAGAAATACTTGCGAATTGAAAGTTGAAGAGCCATAGGTGCGGCTTGAAATACACGTACCTTGTCCTTAGACAACTTCGTAGGTTCATCCTTCAAAGAAGCTTTGAAAATAGCATAGGCTCTGCGACCTTGCTTGTAGCACTCCTCCATTCGATGTGCTTCTTTCCAAAACATAGGATCCAAGACTGTGGCATACTCAAAATCCGGATGCTCTATCTCTGTTAAAAACTTTGATTTAGCACCGGACAAAGGAAATCCCACAGATGTCTTAGCTGACATTCTGTCAATGAATTTACAATTGTCTATTCCGTTAACCGTTTGGTCATCAGAAAGAGGTTTAATCTTCTTCTTCCAAAATGGTTTCCTATCCAGAATACTTGTTAAAGTTTCGACGTAATCATCGTAAGCTCTTTTAAGCAATTCTGGTGTAACTCCTATAGATGGTTTCAATGATGACTCCAAATTCGTCTGCCAAGGCCACCAGGAACTCTTTCCATCTGGTCCTTTCATCTTGGGAGCTCCCCATAGATTAGGCATTCCAAACACTTCTTCCACTCGTTTTGACATTGGCAATGTTCTCACAGAACTCTTGCTATGTACTGCTCCAGGACACTTACCATATACACGGCAATTAGTGTCTTGAATACGAGTCAACGGAGATGAATTCTTCACCTCCGCTCCTTGAAATGTAGGAACTCCATAAATCTCAACTGGAAATTCTCCCATAGAAGCTGATGCAAAGTGTGTTGGGTGACTCTCTTGCAATGTTTTAATTACTGCAAGAATATCGCCCTGCAAAGGTGTCCCACCGCATCCGGCTTTGGTACCTTTCACTCCACCCAAATGAAACCCAACAATATGAGGAAATTTGTTTTGACCTATCATAACGGCCATACACAATCCCCCAAATGTGGGTTCATTCAAAGTGTAAGAACACCCTCTGTACATCATTTTCCCCATAGGGACCATGCATGGTGCTGCTAGACCTCGATAGTCTTGAATGTTTCCTTCCTTATTCCTCCACGCCATTGTAAACGGAATTTCCGTCTTAAACATGGTTGGTGGAAAAGCAGATGTAACATCTGCGAAATCTCCACTGTTAGGTAAATATATCAATACTAAATCGTGATCTTTCACCAGTGCAATGACAGATGAATCAATCTTCGAGACAAATGATGAATTTCTACAGACACCGTCATGAGGCTTTCTAACGCAAGTAAGCTGACGGACTTCTGTTGAAATCATATGTGATGGAACTAACAAATAGTTGGACTTGATCATCAGTCCACCACATGAGCGAATATTTTGACCATCTTCACTCTGAAATGTCACATGCAATAAATTGTTATGTACAACATTTCCTAGTTCAACATGGTTAGTCCATTTGCTCCTGGGTAATGCATCAAAGTCGGCAGCACTATATTTAGGCTCCCACCATTTGTCTTCACCCTTTTCATCCCGAGCTTGCACATCTTCTTCACTTGGATCAGTAATACCACTTTGTGTTTCATAAGCAGGGGAAATTTCTTTCACCCGCTTGTATAATCTGTAAACAGAATACAAAGCAGCAACACAAACGAAAGCGTTGACTGTGTACTTGAAATAATCTTCGCGCACAGCTTTGATAAAAGACGGCATCATGTCACGACTTTCACGAATGTGGCGCATCACGTCTTTCTCAACTTCTTTCCTTTGATAAACACTAATATATGTCCACCATAGACCAAAAATTGCGAGTAATGCACTCCGGCTCTTTCCATAAATGAAATAAGTCGGAAAAGCAGTTGCTATACACAATAATCCCAGTTTCAACATAACATTGAACACAAACATCTGATTAACGGCATCTCGTCTACTGCGAACAGCATACTTCATAAATACCGGTTCTTCAAGCATCGATTCTGGAACATAGGACGTCCACTTAAACCATGGGTTCTCGTCGAACTTTTTCATCAAAGTATAACACTTGTTGATAGTGACTTCTTCACATAATCCCACGACAGGGAATGTTTCTGACAACCACTTCACAAGTCCACCAAACACCTTCTTCTCCAACTTAAGCCATCGCTTCTGCATGGAAAAAATAGAATGCCATGAAAAAT